ATTCCCGCTAGCATCTACGGCCGGTCTTGTCATGCTGTTGAAGTGCTTTACTACCTTGTCGAATAACTGTTGTGCTGTCATCATGATAGTTCTTTCAATGAACACTCAAGATTATACCTTTTTAAATCGTAGGCAGCTAAGAACTCAGTACCGAGCAAACGAATGCCATCTTCTGCTGTTCCTGCATAATCTCCTACCACAAGAACAACATCAAGATCAGCAACAGTAGTATAGCCACTAATTTCAGAGTAAATTTCTACTCCTACCTCAGTAGTGTCTATTACTTCCTTGTTGCGTATCAGTTCCTCAAGTTCATTGATTAGCTCGCGTATGGTCATGGTTAGTATCTCCTATAGACTGAATGATAGTAGTTCGCCCTATACCACCGGCACAGGGCACGGTTTGCCTCACCAAATTCAAGGCGAAAAAATACCCGCCGGGGTGAGCGGCGGGCTTAAGGGGCAGCGTAGTATCAGCGGCGTGTGCTGTGCATCGCACTGAATTGCTTTGCGAACCGTTCGATCTGTTCCTGAGTCGGAGCATTGCTCGCTTGTGCGCGCGGCGGATTAACTCGCTCCGATTCCCATTTGCTGCCGACTCGCTCGCAGTCTGTCATAAGCACACTGCAAGACTTTGGGGTGGCACGGACTTGTGTTGCTTTCATGGTTGCATTCTCCTGAATGGATTAGTAGATACTAAGGGTTAGTGCATCACCGCGTTGCGTGCCGCGACAGCATTGCGCTTGCTCGCATTCATTGCGCGGGACAGTGCGGCTTTCTGACCGCGACTCAGTTGGTCGCGCTTCGCCTTGCCTTGCAGTACGTCGGAAGCGTAGACCTTGGTGGCGCGCTTCGCTGCCTCGGGCTTTGTTGCCTTCGCCCCTTGCATCGCAGAGCGAGTAGCGAGCAACTGTTCCAATACCTCGCTCTTAAAGCCCGCTGTGACGCGCACCGCAGCGATTACTTGGTCAAGCGCATCGATGATGCCAGCACGGTCCAGCGGCTTGTCTGCCTTGCTCTTGCGGCCGCGTTTCTTGCTGACGTCAGTGGGGGACTTGTTAGCAGCGATGAGCGCGCTTGCACGCTTCTTTGCCACGTTGTATCCGCAGTCGGCGAAGAGCTCCGCGCCAGTGACGCGCTTCGCTTTCTTAGTGCCGTCAATCTGGATTGTGGCGGTCAAGTAATACGCGGTGCAGATACGCTTCGCTTCGCTTGCATACACGCTTGCTGTTGCCTTCGCGCACTTCTTTGCCGCGTATGCTTCGATCAGTGCCACACGGAACGCCTCAATCGCTTCGGGCTTGTTGCTGGTTTTCTTTGCGGCCTCAAGTACCAAAGCCAGCATTGCTTTGCTGCCTTGCTCATTCTCACCGTGCTTGCTCACAATCTCTGTGGCAATGGTATCGAATCCGTTGCGCGTTACTGCTACTTGCTCACGTCCGGCCTTTGCTGTCTTGCTCATGGTGTCACCTCATTAGTTGGTACTAATCCCGGTTCGGCCGGGTCCGTCGCGCATTAAGAGGAACGCGCGCGAAGAGCATTATATCGCCCTTTCCCGCCTTGAACCGGCATGGTTCTTGCTTGTATGAGGTAAGTTATTGATTATGAACGAATGTATTTATATGACTGAAGAGTCAGTTAGGGTGGAACGATTCTTGCTTGCGGTGGGTAGGATGGAATGAATCTTGCTTGGAAATGGGCTAAACTATTGATTAGATTGGATACACGCATCGGATTGCGCATAGAATGGGAGGAGTGTCAAGCTATTTATTTTCACTGTGTGGATATACAGTGGTGGGATTAGTGGTGCTAATGGTGGGACTGTTGGATATCCAATGATTAGTGGGGAATTATTGGAGTTCCAACTGTTTGATTGGAAATGATTGGTAATGCAGCATTTTCACAGACGTTCACAGAAATTCACAGAAGATAGCAGATTTTATTTAGGTATACAGGGAGGGGGTGGGGGAAAAGATATTGCCCGGGGAAATTCAAATCACACTATTTCCCACAATCTAGCAATTTTATGCTTTTTCAGATACAGCTAAGATTATGATTATCCTAGATATAACTCAACTATAGCTATTACTAACCACATACCACACTAGACTCTAGAGAGTCTCTAAGTATATAATTATATTATATATTAACCCAAGAAAAACAAAAGTATTAATTGTTTAATTTAATACCAAAAGAAAAAGAACTTTCTTTTGACAACAGAAGTGTTAAAAAGTTCCCTAAATCTGAAAATATATTATAAGTTAGTGCTTACTTCATATTTATTTTTAGTTTTGGGGAACTTATTTTGATACCAGTTGTCTAAGGTTTTGTAAGAGACCTAAATTAATCCTAGAGGAGTTAATGTTTAAGATAACTAAAGACTTAAGCCCGGAAAAGATTACAGGCTATACATATCAAGACCAGCCGATCGTGCTGGCTAGAAAACGAGGGAGACCTCCCCGCACCAAGGCTAAGCCCGGTTGGCATCCCTTGGACAAGAAGATACACGCAGCCTGCATCTATGCCGTCACTGGCGATTTAAAGAAAGCCTGCGAACTCACCGATATTCCCGTAAACCAGCTCAAGTCTATGATGAACGAGCAATGGTGGATTGATGCTATTCAGCAGATCCGTAGGGAAGAAAACGACCAGATTACTGCCAAGATGACTACCATCGTGGATAAGTCATTGGACGCCATGCAAGACCGCTTGGAGAATGGGGATTCCTATCTCACCAAGGATGGAGAAATTGTAAAAGTACCAGTCCGTATGAAGGATCTTACCATGCCCGTGGGTATATTGACCGATAAGCGTCAGTTACTTCGTGGCGAAGCTACCAGCCGTACCGAGAAACTGGGACAGGAAGATATTCTCAAAGAACTGGCAAACAAATTCGAAAGCTTTGCAAAACAACTAAACCATAAACAACCAGAGACCATAGATGTCTCTGATGCTGAAGTAATTACTGAGGAGAAAATAGAAGATGTGCGTAGTGAGTAACGTAACAGATTGGGGTATGAGAACATGGCCGGGTACTGGTGGTCATACTTCCCCCTTAACTATGCCTTCTTATACTGGTCCTACTAGGAAAGAATGGGAAGACTTTAAAGACCTAATTCAGAAAGCTCTTGAGATTGACAAGAAAACCGGACAACCCGATTGTATTGATCCTAAAAAGGCCGAATGGATGAAGAAAATGGAAGAACTCTACGACAATGCCAAAAACCCGAAACTACCGTAAGGAATACGACAACTACCAAGGTAAGCCTGAGCAGATCAAGAATCGGGCTAAACGGAATAAAGCTCGTGCCGAGATGGCCGATGCCGGTAAGGTCCATAAGGGAGATGGTATGGACGTAGACCACAAGAAACCCTTGATTAAGGGCGGAGGGAACTACCTAGCTAATCTGCGAGTGCAGACGGACAACGCTAATCGTTCGTTCAAAAGGACTCGCAAGGCAAGGATGAAGTGAAGCTAACCAAAGAACTGATCTACGGTTTCGCGGGATCCGTTCTTTCAACTAAATATGATAACCCAGTACCAACCCCATGGTTCCATCTGGAATGGTGGGACTTATGTTGTTCCGATGATCCACTCGTAGCAATCGCTGCTCCCAGAGGACACGCCAAAAGCACTGCAATCACTCATACGTACGTTCTGGCATCCGTACTCTTTCGGGATCGTAGTTTTGTTATCATCGTGAGCTATACAGAAGGGCAAGCCGTGGAGTTTCTTCGGGATATCAAGAAGGAACTTACCGATAACCATGATCTGCAGGCCTTATTCAAAATAAAGGGGTTGAAGAAGGACACTGAGACTGACATTATCGTCGAGATGGACGATGGTCATCAATTCAGAATCATGGCTAAGGGGTCCGAACAGCGAGTCCGGGGGTTGAAGTGGGATTACAAGCGTCCTGATCTTATCGTTTGTGACGATATTGAGGACGATGAGTTGGTACTAAACCAAGATCGTCGTGAGAAATTCCGTAATTGGTTTGACAAAGCCCTGCTTCCTATCCGTTCTGACAACGGAATAGTGAGAATGGTGGGTACAGTGATGCATATGGATGCTGTTCTTGAGCGGTTAATGCCTAAAGACTTCCAGAAAACCACTGTAATTGAGCCTTTGAAGATGTACAGCACTGAAAAACGGTATGTTTGGAAGTCTGTCAAGTACCAAGCTTGTACTGAAGACTTTAAAACCATACTTTGGCCTGAAAAAATCTCAGAGGAAGTACTTAGAGGACACTATGCCCGTTACCAAGCACAGGGAAACCCGGAAGGTTTCTACCAAGAATACCTTAACAAAGCAATTGATCCGCATCACAGCTTTTTCAGGCGTGCCGACTTTATCCCAATGCGGGAAGCCGACCACGAAAAGTATAAACAATACTACATGGCTTGTGACCTTGCCATCTCACAAAAGGAACGAGCTGATTACACAGCGATTGTGGTCGGAGGAGTTGATGAGTTCGGGTACTTATACATTGTAGACGTTATTCGTGAGAGATTAGACGGTAAAGAGATCATTGATGCTCTCTTAGCCCTGAATAAACGGTACAATTGTGAACTTGTAACCATGGAACGGGGGCAGATCGAGAAGGCCATAGGTCCATTCCTGAAGACAGAGATGTTGGAAACCAACAGTTACATGAACATGAATCTGGTTACCCCAACAAAGGATAAACAACAAAGAGCCCGCTCATGGCAGGCTCGAATGAGGGCTGGAACAGTCCTTTTTGATACCAAAGCTGACTGGTATCTAGCCTTTGAGCAGGAACATCTTAGGTTTCCAAGGGATAGGCATGACGACCAAGTGGATGCCGCAGCTTATCTTGGACTTACCCTAGACAAGTTCATCAATGCTCCCACAGAAGAAGACTTAATTGAAGAAGAATACACACGCGAATACAACGAAACTATGCGGCCTTTGGGTCGGTCAATGATTGGTGGATACTAAATGGCGATAGACTTAGATAACCTAGATGCATTGTTCCAGATGGCGAATCTGGCTGACGAAGTCGATGAACAGACTCTTCTGGACATCGGCGCACAGGTTGTTGCCGACTTTCAAGCTGATCTTGATTCCCGTAGCGAATGGGAAGACCAGCACGACGAATGGATGAAACTGGCAGTACAGGTAGTGGAAGAGAAGAGTTGGCCTTGGGATGGCGCTGCAAACGTCAAATACCCGCTTCTAGCCACTTCTGCAATGCAGTTCCAAGCCAGAGCCTATCCAACCCTTGTCGCTGCCCCTAGCGTGGTTAAAGCCCGCGTAATAGGGGAAGATCCTACCGGAGAAAAGGCCAAAAGGGCTGAACGTATCGGCAAACATATGTCCTACCAAGTACTTGAGCAGATCGAGGACTGGGATGAGGACATGGATAAGCTTTGCTTTATCCTCCCGATTACAGGTGTATGCTTTAAGAAGGTTTACTACGATTCTGCTACTGGGCATAACTGTAGTGAACTTATCCTGCCTAAGGATCTGGTAATTAACTACTGGACTAAGAAGCTGGAGAAGGCTTCTACTGTTACCCATATCATGTATATGACTAAGAACACGATTATGGAACAGCAGATGAGTGGTGCTTTCAGCGAGCTTAATCTGGATACTACCTCAATCATGAATATTGACCATGAGGTAGAGGCTAGGGAAAAAGAAGGCTTTACGCAACCAGCTGTCCTTGATGACGCCCCTAGAACCATTCTGGAGCAACACCGTTGGTGGGATCTGGACAAAGATGGTTACATGGAACCCTATATTGTCACCGTGGAATACAGTACTTCCAAGGTGCTTCGTATTACCCCTCGCTTTGAGAAAGAGGGAGTTATCGTAAAGAATGGTAAGTTAGTAAGAATCGAGCCGGAGAACTACTTTATCAAGTTCTCGTTTATTCCGAATCCAGATGGTGGATTCTACGATCTAGGCTTTGGGGCCCTATTAGGTCCCCTCAATGCTACCGTCAATACTTTGATTAACCAGTTGCTCGATTCTGGTACCCTGCATAATCTGCAGGCTGGATTCATTTCCAAGGGTATTAGGCTTAAAGCCGGTGAAGCTCCTTTCCAACCCGGTGAATGGAAAGCGATACAGACAACGGGAGATGATCTTAGAAAGGGTATCTTCCCGCTGCCTACCAAGGAGCCAAGCGATACTCTGTTTAAACTGTTGGGTTCTATTGTAGAATCTGGGCAGAAACTTGCGTCTATTGCAGAGATCTTTGTGGGTAAGATGCCGGGACAGAATACTCCTGCCACTACCACGATGGCTACCATTGAGCAGGGAATGAAGGTATTTACCGCTATCTATAAGCGGATATACAGGTCTCTAACTAAAGAATTTAAGCGCATGTACAAGCTCAATAAACTGTATATGGAGATGGGTGAAGAATTCAACGTAGTTGACTCCCCTGATCTCCTTACGATTGGGCAATCAGATTATCTACAGGATGATACAGATGTAAGACCAGCAGCTGATCCCACAAGCGTCAGTGAAATGCTCAGGCTTACCAAAGCCCAAGCCCTGTTGGAACTTATTCCTCTTGGTACCCTGAATGCACAGGAAGCTACCAAGCGTATTCTGGAAGCTCAGGACCAACCTGAGATTGAGAAGTTACTGAACCAAGGTCCGCCACCGCCAGATCCTAAGATGATCGAAGCACAGGTCAAGGTCCAAACTGCCCAAGCTCTTGCTCAATTAAAGCAGCAAGAAGTCCAAATGAAAATGCAGGCAGAACAGGAAAAGGGTAAATTTGATATTGCCATGAAGCAAATGGAGATGCAATTGAAGGCTATGGAAGCCCAATTGAAACTCGAACAAGCTCATAAGCAAGCAATGGTAGATACCATGAAGGCCAAGAACGACATGGAAATTACCCATATGAAGGGTAAGCAACAAGTAGAAATGGCTAACATGCAGCATGAACAGAAGAAAAAAGAACTCGCCCAATCCAGCAAAGAGAAAGAAGCTGGGGATGCTAAAGGTAAAAAAGAGCCTCCTGTGACAATCAATATTGACTCACAGCAGAAGAAAAAGACAAAGAAGAAGGCTAAGAAAAATTCTGACGGTTCTTGGGATATCACCGAAGAACCCATCACAGACTAAGGAGTAACATGAAAAAACTATTGTGGTTGTTTTTGTTTGGTACAGGAACAGCACTTGCTGTAGGCACTGCAACTCTTTCGTGGGATTATTTGCCCGCTGACATTACTACGTTTGGCGTTACCCACTTTAGTCTAGAGCGTAAGTTAGGAACCTGCGCCAGCACCACTGGGACTTTTGCTGAGGTTGCAACGCCCACCGCCACCTTACGGACGATTGTAGACCCCAACCTCGTGTCTGGGAATACATATTGCTGGAGGATGGCTGCTGTAAATCCAACAACGAAGTCTGGGTATTCGAATACAGTTGAAAAACTGATTCCTTGGCCCGCACCTCCGTCACCCCAAATGCAACAGGTAACTATTGTACTCTCGTGGAACGTGGACACAGGAAAGTATCAGATAGCAATAAAGGACGGGGAATAACTTAATATGCCAATGGCTGTGTTATCTTCTCCTCAGTACTTAGTCGTCTCTGGCGGTGGTGGAGGCGGTGGAGATATTACGGTTGCACAGTTTGCTCTGACGAGTACAGACAATGCCACCAACGGTACTCATGCTACAGGCAGTAACGTTACCTTAGGTAACAAGGTAGTTGTTGCTTGCTTCAGATTTGCTAATACAGATAATGATCCTTTTGTGGCAGGAGACTGCACAAAGACTGCTGGTACATCTACCTTAGGTGCGTTTTCTCTTCTCACTGAAGAGAACGTGCAGTATAGCGCCTCTCCGGGATACGAGAATGTCGGACTATGGGCAGCAGATGTTACAGGAAGTGGCACACTGACGGTTACTGTTGCAGGAACAGCAGGAAACTACTGGGGCGTATCAATTGTTGAACTTGCCTCCAGCACTGGTTGGGATGGAAGTTATTTAGAAGACACTGCAATTGGAGCAAACTCTGCAGATAACACAAACGCAGCTAGTGGTGATGGTTCATCTGCAGGAAAGGCTATATTCATTGGTGTAGTAGCTACAACTAACGATGGAACAGGTTCTCCTCTAACGGTTACGCCAGATGGAGCATTTACAAATTCCGTGGAAGAAGAAGACGATGCTACTCATGCAGTAGGGTCGGTCATCTATAGAATTGTAGGCACAGGCACTACAGACTCAGCAGATTGGACTCTAGACAGCAATCTAGGTTGGGCTGCTGCTCTTGTAGTTATCAAGGGACTCTAGTGGCTACATTTCCTTTATCTGTAAGTGCAAATGGAAGATACTTGCAGGATGCAACAGGCACTCCCTTTTTCTTGCACGGAGATACGTGTTGGTCTATTGAGGTTCAACTTACCAACGCAGAGATAGATACGTACTTAGCTAACAGAGCAGCTAAAGGAGTTAATGCTATTTTGTTTGAGGCTATAGAACATAGATTCTCTAGTCAGACACCAGAGTACGAGAACGTAGATGGAGACCAACCATTTACATCCATGACTGACTTTGCCAGCAGTTTAGTTTCTGCATACTGGAATAGGGTAGATTATATTGTTAATCAGGCTCTGTCTTATGGTATGGTATGTATAATGAATCCTGCGTATGTAGGATTTAGTGGTGGCAGTGAAGGTTGGATGAGCGAAATTAATGCTGAATCTGACGCTGATCTACAGACATATGGAGCCACACTTGCAACTAGATACACTCAAGGAAATGTAATATGGTGTCTAGGGGGTGACTACAACGGTACAGTAGGTGAAAGAAACAAGCAGTGGAATATAGTCACAGGGATTAGATCAGTACGTACTACAGATTTGATTACGGCACACAGTGATTCATCTGATGGTGCTTATGCTTTCTGGAATGGTTACACAGGATTCAATTTTAATAATGCTTATCCCGGCACAGCAGAAGTAGCTGCTGCCTGTTTAGCTGAATATGCAAGATCAGGACCAATGCCATTCATCATGCTGGAAGCGCTGTATGAGCAGGAAAGAAGTCCAGTAATTAGTGCAGCAGGCCTGCGTAGGCAGTCGTATCAAGCTTTGTTATCAGGTGCATGTGGGCAGTTCTTTGGGAACAATCCAATATGGCACTTTGAGGCGCCAACTGCTCCTTTCACGTGGACTGGTACATGGCAGACAGAATTAGATAGCACAGGATCGGTACAACAGCAGTATGTAAAGAGTTTGTTTATTTCTAAAGAATGGTGGAAATTAGTGCCAAAATCAGATGCATCATTGGTATCTTCTGCTTTGTCATCAGGGGATACTAAGGTGTGTCCGGCACTAGCCTCAGATAACTCTTTCGGAATGGTGTGGATTCCTACTTCTCAGACTGTAACTGTAGTAATGAGTAATTTTCCTAGTACTGTTACAGCTAGACTGTATGATCCAACGAATGGAACATATTCCACAGTTGGGACTTTTAGTAATGTAGGATCACAGAATATAGCATCAGGGGGAGAAAGAGTGTTACTCTTGGAAACTTCCAGTGGTCAACAACCACTAAGATCGCAGGTATTGCTGTAATGGCATGGCCTAATGAACCTACTGGAACTGGGTATTCGCTGATTTCAGATTTCGATTGTAGCGTCAATCCACCAGCCACCAATGTAGAAATAGGAACTACTGGTTGGTATATATCCAACGCAGCTTCGATCACAAAGCAGTCTGATGTAACTGCACCACAGACTCCAAATGATATTTATAGATGGTTCTATGGGATAGGATTTCCTGGGGATGGGTTTGGGCCGGGGTCTATTTACAGACTCCTGAATAACACCACGCTCTACGCTGGATTTTGGTGGAAACCTTGCGATCCGTGGCAAGACCATTCAACCGGGGTTAACAAATTTGTGTTTGTATTTGGTAGTGACGGGCATGATATGTATTTGTTTCATGAACCCGGAAGCCCGAGGCACGTCATCGTCAACTTTCAGTGGGGCGGAGTAGCTGACGAAAGAGAGCCGAATGTAACTACAACGGCAGTTGTCTTGGGGCAGTGGCACCAAATTGAGTTGTTGCTGGACGTACCAAATGGGACGGCAAAGTTTTGGGTTAATGGAGTCCTTAACGGAAACTATACAGGGGTTAATTATCCCGCTGTATTGACCGAGTTTACTGTATCCCCAACATGGGGTGGCGTAGGATTTCCGGGTGAACAAAAGGACATAGACGATTATTACGATTATGATCACTTTCGTTTAAGTGTGCCGGGGGAAACTGAAGAGGCACCGCAAGCACCATTAATAATGGGCCAAATTGTATTATAGAGAGGAGTATATGCTTAAAAGATTTGAGGGTGGGACGATCATAGTAGATCACAGCGCAAGTCCGGGATTACCAGAAGATATAGCTAGAGCAGCAGGATATGATCCAAAATTGACAGGAGAAGGAAAGGTATTTGAGGCAGCAACTTTAACTTGTGCCCATTGTAAATCTTCTGTGGTTAAAAATCATTTCAGAATTCGTGAACGAGCGTTCTGTCCGAAATGTGTCCATTACATCTGTGACTTTTGTCATGCTGCTTCTAAAGACGCATTATACACACATTTGCCTTTTGAGAAATTGGCTGAAACTACAATTCGTGAGGCTGAGAAACAAATCAGTTATGGAAGTCCTCCCGGATTATTTAAATAACTAAAGGAGTTTAAATATGGCTCGTCGCGTATTCCAAGCTGCAACTTATACCCCTACTGCTACGGCAGATGCGGTTGCGTTGACCTCCAGCACCTATCAATCAATTGAGGCTGGTTCGTCCACCCAAATGATTACAATTAATGAGATTCAAGTTGGCGGGCAGGCACCTTCTGCTTCCAGTCCCTGTATTCTCATGTTTGCTCGTAACTTGACTACTGCTACCACCCCGACAGCTTTGGCTGCTCCAAATGGTGACGGTCCGCTCAACGGAGCTACTGCTGCTTTGGCTGCTCCCGCTGTTACGTATACTGCGGCTGCGACTGGTCCTCAGCGTACCAACACTGCTACCACGGCCCGTCTGAATCTGTCTGTTAATGCCTATGGTGGTATTGTTAAGTGGTTTGCTAATCCGGGTGAAGAGTGGGTTATCATCGGTACTTCTGTATCTGTGGCCCCTTCGTCTCTATCTGGGTACACTGGTGGTTCTCCGGGTCTGATTGGTTCACACATTATTTACGAACCGCTCTAGCCTAAATGGGTGCTTATTCCCACGTCAAGTCCGATACAATTGCGGACTTTACAGGTACAATCACGGGGTTCAACTCTCAGGGATCTACTACGACTATAGTAGCAACTGATCTAGTTCGCCCCGTGGATTGGAATTCAGCCCATAACTTTTTTCAAACCATTAGTGGGAATACGGCTGGTACATCTACAGCAAGTGGTACTAACCTTGTATTTGGGGGTACGAATGGCATTAGTGTGAGCCATTCTACCGCTGCAGGTGCGGCAACTTTATGGGTAGGCAGAAGTAGCACCCCACAAAGTTTCTTCCGAGCGTTTGTTGATGATGGTTCTACTGTTGTTGCGCAGATGGGGAATGGCTCGGTTTATTTTTACCCGGTTATTCGGGAAGGTGCCTTCTCTGCGTCAAGGGCAGATATTTTAGCTAGTATAAGCGTTAGTTCCAGTTCCAACTCTAGCCATGCAGGTGTAATCTCGGTATGGGTGGGACTGTATACCAGAAATGTCGGAACGTTCTCTAGCGTGTCTACTGCCTCTGCAGCGCATCAGTGGTCAAATACTAGTAACAACAGTCTTGCAAGTATTTCAGCATTACGCAGGTTATCTGTGCCACTAAACGTGAACTATACAGGTGATCAGGATTTGTGGATGGCTGTTATGTCGCGCAGTAGCACTACCAATGCGAATTGGTTTACCGCGTCGAATATCTTGCAGCCCGTAGCCGGGCATACTGCTCAGATTCAAGGTCTGATTGGAGAAGCGTCGAATAACACCCGCCAGCATATGCCGGGACAAGGTATCTGGAGTACAACTAGTACAGCCCTACCGGATACAATTGCTTTGTCACATATTACGGGGGGACTGACAGCATCTATTAGCAAATTCATGCCTAACGTTTACTTCTATAACTTTACTGCATAATGAAACCAGAAATTGTAAGTTACGATTTCGGCAAACACAATGCAATGCTCGACTACTCCATCAAAAGGATGGAAGAATCTGCTCAATGGAAAAAGCAGAGAGTAATTGTAATCTTGCCGGCATCAAATAATATCAGTACTAAAGTAGCCTTGTCACATTGGAATCTTATCTTTCCTCCGAATAACGGAGTCTACAGGATGATTGCTTTGGGACAAGAGGTAGGAGAAGCATATAGCAATGCAATCGAGAGTATCATTAGCCATCCAGACCTAAGTAAATGGGAGTATATTCTTACCATTGAACATGATAATGTTCCACCTCCTGATGGAGTATTGAAACTTATCAAAGCCATGGACGAACATCCAGAATACTCCTGTATTGGGGGTTTATACTGGACTAAGGGAGAAGGTGGAGTTCCTCAGATTTGGGGTGATCCAAAAGACCCAATTCAGAACTTCAGACCTCAACCACCTAAACTGAATGAGCTTGTTGAGTGTGTTGGAACTGGGATGGGATTCAATCTCTGGCGATTAGATATGTTCAAAGATGAGAAACTTCGTAAGCCTTGGTTTAAAACCCTAAGTGGGTTATCCGGAGAAGGTGTAGGAACTCAGGACTTGTATGCATGGAATGACTTCAAAAAACATGGGTATCGTTGCGCTGTTGACTGCTCTGTTCTTGTTGGGCATTACGATGCACAAGGAGATATGATTTGGTAAAACTTGATCTAGGTTGTGGAAAAAATAAGAAAGAAGGCTTCCTTGGGGTGGATTGTATTCCATTCGAGGGAGTTGATGTTGTCTGCAATTTAGGAAATGATGTATGGCCTTGGGAAGACAAGTCTGTGGATGAAGTGCATTGCTCCCACATGCTTGAGCATCTTAAGCCCAAAGAACGTATTCATTTCGCTAATGAACTTTATCGTGTATTAAAGGTTGGAGCTAAGGCGGCTATTTCAACCCCACATTACGCTAGTGTAAGGGCTTTTGGTGATCTAACCCACGAGTGGCCTCCGGTAGTTACCTTCTGGTACTTGTACCTGAATAAAGAATGGAGAACTTCTCAAGCACCACATAATACAGAGTATACCTGTGATTTTGATCATGGGTATGGGTTTGGTCTGCATCCTATGGTGCAATTGAGAAACCAAGACTACCAGAACTATGCTGTTATTCATCTGCTGGAGGGGGCACAAGACCTTCTTGTAACGCTTACTCGGAGAGAGTAAGTGTCTTTCCAGCATAGCGGTTTTCAACACAATGCATTTCAAGTAGAGTTACCTAGTACTTCTGCGACTCCTTTTGTCCAGCAGGAGACTACAAAAGCTCCTCTAAGAACTTGGGTTGCAGCTGCTATAGCAGTTACTTGGTTCAATTCGGTTATCATGCCGGAAGGACCCAAGCCTAGTGCAGATCAGAATTTAGAAGTACCCGGAAAGCAAGTAAGGCAAGTAGACAGGACTCAACATCCTAATCTATTACTTACTACTCTTTCTACCCCAGCACAAGTTGTATTACCCTTCTCACAGCAAGATTGGCGTACTCCACTAAAGCAAGTTAGGAGTAGGGTAGAACTAGATAAGAATTACTTGCTAGGAATCCAACCACCTCCTGTACGCCCATTGGAGTGGGGAGTACCTAAGCAAGCTGTTAGGGTAAATGTAACCTTTGATCAGGTTCCTCTTGGTATTAAGCTTCCGCCCTCGGCTGCTGCTGATACCAAGACATTCCAAGTTATCGACTGGAGACTCCCAACTAAGCCTTGGGATAGCATAACTCCTGCTAGCTGGTTTAACTCGGCAATTATGCCGAAGCCAGATGATCCCCCAGTTCAGGGCTCTGGTATACCTTTCCTTGCACAGGACTGGGAACCTAGGAAGTTACTGTATACCCATAGAGCCCCAGACTATATTGTTCCGTTGACACTAACGTTACCAATATATGAAGTTGCTCGTGAGGCACTAGTATTACAAGGAAAACGACTTGTTCTCAAACAGTCTCCTGAGAATACCCAAAGTAGGGTAATTCTGGAGGGACCAGTTGTAGCGCCGTTCCTGTCGAAAGATTGGTCTGTAAAGAGACTACCTCTTCGGAGAGATGTAACTCCTGACCAGACAGCAATAGTTCTACAGTTAGTTGAAGTTCCAGAGACAAGACTTGCTCTCTTAATTCATCAAGAGCGTCTACCTCTAAGACAAGTTGTTACATTACATCAAAGCAGACTACTTCTTGAAGTTCCCCCAGTTGCTCCTTTCTTTGGAAGTCCGCAAGAAAGAGCTAAAGGAAACCCAAGACTAGATCTAAGTTGGTCTCAGAATTTACTAGAGAATACCCTAGGTTTAGGAATTATTCCTCCGTTCTCTCAAAGTGACTGGAGATATCCTAACCTTAGTAAGGCAGCCAAGACTCTAGTTAATCAAGACCAAGGTTCTCTGGTTGTTGGACCAATACCCCCAGTTGTTGTTCCTGCTAATACTGGTAGGTCTAGATACTGGAGGGCAAGGCAAGGAATTGACTGGAATATCCCATTCTCTTTCGCTGAAGTTATTCAACCTGAGATTAAGAGTGTTGAGCTTCAAGTCAAGGAACAGAAAGATTACAAGAAATCTCTTCTGGTTATTAAAAACAACCAGATTGATACCAAGGCAATTGAGAAGGAAATTGCTAGGGTTGAAGAAAAGATCAGGGAACTCCTAGTTAAGAAACAAAATTATTATCAGGAATACCATGATTATATACAAGCATACAAGAAGGACAAGCAACACAACAGGGAACTTAAGAGGGCTTATCTGGCTTCCTTTAAAGCCGATGTGGTCGAAGAAGAAGAGTTAATGGAGCTTATTGAATTAGGAGTTCTATGATAAGTGAAGCAGAGTACCAGCAGTGGCGACAAAATGAAGTAACTAAAGAACTACTGGAGTTGTTAAAATTAGGACACGAGCAGGCCTTGAATGACTTGCTCGCTGCCCGAGGAGAACCCGGAGACTTCCAAAGAGGAGCTTCGTTAGCTTATAGTGAAATAGCACATATCGTGCGTACAGGAGAGAATCTATTCGTTAAGGAGTAGTATGATTAAACCATTAGGGTATCGTATTTTAGTAAGGCCAGATCCGATTGAGAATGAAATGAAGACTGATATGATTGAACTGCCGGACAGTGTATTGGATAGACAACGAATAGAGGTTACCACAGGAACTATTATTGACATAGGTGCCCAAGCTTGGAAAGACCTAGCTAATGGGGATCCATGGGCTAAGGTTGGTGACCACGTAGTTTATGCTAAGCATGGCGGTAAGATTATTGAAGACCCAGACACGGGAGAAAAAGTTGTTCTCCTAAATGATAAAGATATCATAGGACTATTATAATATGGCAGATACAGAAGAAGTTAAGAAAGAAGAAGTAGCTGGCACTGAGCCGGAAAGCAAAGAACCTGAGCAAAAAGAATATACTGAAATTGAACAAAAGGCCCTTGACCAAGGATGGAATCCTAACTGGAAGGGATCTGACGAAGAATTTATTGATGCCGCTGAGTTTGTTCGACGTAAACCTCTGTTTGACAAGATTGAAAGCCAAAAGAGGTTCTATGACAAAAAACTCAAGGATGTTGAAGCAACTCTTAACCAGTTGGCTCAGCACCATACTAAGGTTAAAGAAGTAGAGTATCAGCGTGCGTTGAAGGATCTTAAGCAAGCCAAGCGTGAGGCTCTTAAGGAAGGTGATACTAATGCTGTCCTAGACTTTGAGGACAGGATGGAAGAATTGACTGAAACTCATCAGCAAGAGATTCAGGAGATTAAGGCGGAACAAGCAGTACAGACTGCACAAGGACCTAGTGCTGAATTTCAGGTTTGGGTTAAGTCTAACTCTTGGTATCTGAGTAATGAAGAAATGCATGACTTTGCCGATGGTACTGCTCAGGCTTATGTTAACCGAGAGAGGGCCAAGGGCAATAGTCTTACTGAAAATGAGATCTTTGAATATGTAGTTGGTAGAGTCAAGAAGGCCTACCCAGAGCAATTTAGCAATCCCAATAGAGAACGTCCTTCTGCCGTAACTAACGGAGATAGACAAGGGAAAGGAACACCAAAGGGACTCCCGAAACTTCCTCCTGAGTACGAGGATATTGCTAGGAACTTCGAGAAGAATGGCGTTATGACACGAGCGGAATATACAAAACAACTTAGCGAAATGGGAGTAATCTAATGGAACAAAAGACACTTACGTTGCCCAAGAGGGAAGATACGAAGGTTAAAGAACGAGAAGCAACGCTAGCAAAGCGTACGCCGGTTAGCGGCAATCGAGACATTTTGACAGTCGAAGGAATGGAAGATGGTTGGCATTACCGTTGGGTACTAGACCTAGGTAATCGTACCAAGAAGTTCGAAAAGGCTGGTTATGAGTTTGTTGAGCATGAAGTAGTTGTTGGTGACGCTAGAGCAGGAGTAGCAGAAGGCCTTGGTAGTATAGTAGAGGCTCTGTCCGGCAACGGGAACCAAAAACTAGTTCTTATGCGAATTAAGGAAGAATTCTACAAAGAAGACCAAGAAAGCAAAGAGAGAGAACTTCAAGCTCTCGAAGCTGGAATGGGCAAAGAAATTTCTGGAACTTACGGCAATATCGGGATTGAACGAAAGTAACAATTCTGTTTGCCAAGTTCCGAATTAATGGAGGTTTATAATGGCAAACGTTTCACGCGTTAACGGGGCTCGCCCTGTAAAGCACTTGAACGGCTCTCCTTGGAATGGTCAGGTCAATAAGTACTGGCTGGCAGCTGCTGATGGCACTGCTACATTCGTTGGCGATCTCGTTAAACTCAGTGGTACTGCAGACGTTGACGGTAACCCGTCGATTGCTCAGTGCGCTGCAGGTAATACCCCGATTGGTCCTATTGTCTGGTTTGAACCGAACCCGGCTGACTTGACCCAAAACTACCGTCCTGCTTCCCAGAACTTGGCGAATCAGAACGCTGGTCGTTGGGCCTATGTTGCAGATAGTCCCGATCTTATCGTAGAAATGCAGGAAGATGCTGTTGGTGGTGCCTTGGCAATTACTAGCGTAGGTCAGAACGTTGACGTTATCGTTGGTGCTGGCTCGACGACCACGGGACAGTCTGGGATGCAAGCTGACTCCAGTACTGCGAATACTACTTCTACCCTTGTTATGCGGATTATTGGCTTCCGTCAAAGTCCGGATAACGAAATCGGTAATGCGAACTCGAAAGTATTGCTTGCATTTAACGTGCATCAATACGGTTCTGTTGGCACGACCGGCGTTTAATTAAAGGAGGATAGACTATGAGCGCAGTCGGAACAGGGCATTTTGGGAAAGCACTCTGGCCCGGAATTAATAAGTGGTACGGGGATGCTTATGGCGAATGGAAGGTAGAGTATACCGATCTATTCGATTCGTTTAAATCTAGTAAGCACTATGAAGAAGACGTTGGTAAGTCTGGCACGGGTCTTGCACAACAGAGGGCTGAAGGCTCTCCGGTTATGTATGATTCTGTTCGTCAAGCCTTCGTTACTCGTTATACGCACGTTGAGTTTGCCCTTGGCATTATCATCACCAAGGTTGCATACGAAGACGACCAGTATAGCGTGATTGGTCCTAGCAAAGCTAAGGGTCTTGCCCGTAGTATGCGTCAGACCAAAGAAATCGTAGCTGCAAACGTGTACAATCGCGCCTTTACTTCCGGTTACACTGGTGGTGACGGTTCGATCCTGTTGGTTTCAAGCCACCCGAACTTTGCTGGTGGTACTTGGAGCAACACCTTGAGTGTGGCTGCGGACTTGTCCGAAGCTGCCCTTGAGCAAGCTGTTATTGACATCTCGAAGTATACCGATGATCGTGGCCTCCGCATTGCTGTTATGCCGAAGACCCTGATTATCCCGGTTGACCTGATGTTTGAAGCTGAGCGTATCTTGAAGACGGAAGGCCGTGTTGGTACTAACAACAACGACCTGAATGCGATCAAGAATATGGGTAAATTCCCCGGTGGCATTAAGGTTAACCATTACCTGACTGACACTGATGCTTGGTTCATTCGTACGGATGCACCGGATGGTATGAAGTACTTTAGCCGTGTAGACGACACGTTTACCGACGACAATGACTTCGATACTGACAATGCGAAGTACAAAGCACGTTCACGTTTCGCGTTTGGTTGGACTGACCCCAAAGGTCTGTACGGCTCACCCGGAGCGTAATAGTTAAAACTCGCCGTGGTCCCGAGGTCGAGCAAATAGTATCGGGACTCTTATTCTTATAATTGACTGTTGGAGGGTTTCATTATGGCAACAAATGGTTCTGGCGTTTCTGAGAGTATTGTAGGCGCACCTGCGAGTCCGCAAGGCCCCTACTCTTATCGTAGTGGTATTGCTCTTTTGCCTTCGGCTGAATGGCAAGTTAAGTTTGATGACTTCGTAGACAGTGTATCTACTAACGTACCGCTTGGTTGGACTGCTGCTATTATCGACACTGGCGCTACTGCTGTCGTTGATACTACCGCTACTACTGGTGCAAACGGTGTCTTGTCCATGTCTGATGCGACTGTATCAGAAGGTGTAGCTATCTATGGTAGCAAGAACGTCCAATTGATTGCTGGCAAGCGATTCATGATGGAAATGCGTGTTAAGACGTCTGACGTAACTGATAATGCAGTTCTGTTCGGTTTGTCTGACCTGACTGCCACCACCAATCCGGAAGATCTCTGGACTACCACCGCAGCTAACTTGGTTGCTGTTGGTATTCTGGACGGTGCTGCAACTGTTGGTATGTTGATTGATGCTGGTAACAGTGGTACGGCTCGTGTCGAAGGTACGCGCTCGATGGTGGCTGCGACTTGGCATACTCTTGCATTCTACTACAATGGTGTCAATATCTCGTGTTATGTCGATGGTAAGTTGTCGTTGACTTGGACTGGTGCTGCTTCTACGATTCCTACGGCGGTTGCTTTGGCTCCGTTTGTTGGTGTCCTGAATGGTAACGGTGCTGGGGCTGCCACTAACCAAATCGATTACGTGCGTTGGGTTTCGGAGCGTTAATATGTCTCATCCTTACTACAAGTCATTAGTTGCACAAACAGCCGATGTCTTGGTAGCTACAGGAAAAGCTGGTCTTGGTGCCGTCCTCGTTACTGGGGACGGTGCTAACGTTGCTACTGTAACTATTTGGGACAATACTGCCGGCTCTGGAACTAAAATCTTTGAAGCTGTTCTGCCTATTACCCAGCGGTCTGCTTTCTTCTCATTCCCGCATCCTGTTCGGTGTGATATTGGGATGTACTTGGATGTTACTGGCACTGGAGCTACGGCCTCGGTGTACTATGTCTAACAAAGGTTTAATCTGGGGAGATTGGAACGCTTGGTGTGAGGTTTGTGGCTTTAAGTTCAAGGCCTCTAAACTTCGCAAGCGTTGGGATGGCCTAATGGTCTGTAATGACGATTGGGAACATCGACACCCTCAGGATCTTATTAAAGTACCCAAGGATGACCAAACTGTTCCTTGGGCTGCTCCTGAACCAGCAGATGAGTTTATAACTGTTGACTACGTAGGGGCGGGTACAGGAGTCCAAGATAACACAGTCCCAGAAGGGGACTTTGACAACAACAATGAGGCTCTCTAATGGCTTTATCCGCTAGTACTGACTTTCCTGTAACTCGGGATGATCTAATTAAAGCTGCTCTCCAGCATATCGGTGCAATTGGTGACGGGGATACTCCTACCGCTACCCAATTATCTGAGGCCGGCCTATTGCTGAATATGCTCATCAAGAACTGGACCACAGATGGTATGCAGTTATGGATGCGCTATTATGGCTATATCTTTCCTGTCTCTGGTGTTCAAAAAACTTCTCTAGGTGCAGAGGGTGGCAACGCTGCTACTGCATACCGTTGGACTACCACTAGCGCAGCCTCCGCTGCTGCTGCTACAACCATTACAGTAACCACTGTAACTGGCATCTCGAATACTAATATCATAGGTGTTGAACAATCCGATGGCACAATGCAATGGACCACTGTTAATGGTGCGCCTGTTGGTAACGTTGTCACTCTCACTGCTGCTCTTACTGGGGACGTGGCCTCTGGTGCTAATGTATATGCTTATGCCACCACTGCTAAGCTCACCCGCCCTGTAGATATTGTTGAGGCTTTCCGGCGTCATTCTGCAGACGACAGTGATACTCCCCTACGAGAAGTCAGTAACCAAGAATATAATAATTTGTCTAGTAAGACCGAAGAAGGAGCTGTACTTCAGTGGAGTTATGATAAGGTATTAGGTTTTAGTACCACTGGTTATCCGGGTAATGGTGACTTCTACTTCTGGCCTAGGTTTGAGAATGGTGACGATGTAATCGTTATCAAGTACATCAAAGAATTTGATGATCTGGACTCTGCTACCCAAAACCCCGAGTTTCCTCAGGAATGGTTCCTGCCTATTATGCTTGGCTTGGCTTGGCTTTTGTCCCCTAAGAATGGTATTCCTTTGAAGGAACGACAACTCCTGTTCCAAGAGGCACAGTTCTATAAAGACCTTACATTGGACGATTCTGTGGAGCGTACTTCCATGTATATTACCCCGGCTCAAAACTAATGACTAGTCCAGCTAAAGAGCAATACGAAACAATTGAAGTGCCTTTGGCTATTCCATTGACACCCTACTCGTCAATGACGAACTTTGTATTGACCAAATACGAAAATAAAAAGAGTGGGCGCCTTGACTTCCATCTTCAGCGTAGGCATGGGTTTACTTCTGCTTATAGTTTAGGAGTTACTCCATCCACTCCTTATGATAGGGGTATCTTTGTTTGGGATAAAACAGATAGGGCCTATACAGTCTTTGGAGACAACTTATACTATTCGGAATTAACTGGGGGTGTAGGAACAACTAGTCTAACCTCTACATATACTGGTTATAGCACAGTGTATAGTCAAGCTCATTTTACTGAATACTTCGATGGGACTAATTACTTTCTCGTAACTAAGAAAACATTACCAACAAGTAAAGCGTATACAATCAATACTAGTAGTACTCTTACAGAAATTACTGATGGTGATTATCCTAATACGACTGCCATAGGTGCCTTTGTATCTATGGATGGATACATCTTTGTAATGACTACTACTGGATTTATTCATAATTCTGATCTTGGTGCCCCCACTGCTTGGACATCTACCAATAAGATTGCCGTAACTTTAAATCCAGATAAGGGTATTGGATTAGGTTATCATAAGAACCAGATTGTAGCGTTTAGTACGGATTCCATAGAGTTTTTCTATAATGCTGCCAATGCTACTGGTAGTCCCCTTGCTCGTACTGACCAAGCAGCTATCCAAGGTATTGGCTGTCTAACTGCTAAAAGTATTATACCTATGGCTGATACTCTTTATTGGATCAGTGGATCTGGAGCTAACTTAGGTGTCTATAAATTTGATGGGTTTAAACCTGTAAAAGTTTCCACAGAAGCCATAGACAATCTCTTACATATGCTTGGGGAATCCTTTATATATTACGGGCAGTGTGGAAAACTTCTGCATCATGGGAGAGAACTCTATTATGTATCTTATGGTAGTGCATCTACCTATGGTGTATATGTGTATGATCCCATGTATGATGAGTGGTATATATGGTCAATGATGGGTGGAATTGAAAGTGGTATTATTCCTAGTGCTACATTAGGTTTTGGTGTAGAACATGGCCTTTCTGGGGAAACCTACTTTCCAGTTCTTCAATCTTCGAATGCCCATATTCATAGATATAACTCGTCTACTTATGATGATTTTTCCCCTTACTCGAATGTACCAACCACGTTACATACTCCATATTTAGATTTTAAAACTACAAATTCTATACGAATTAAGAAAGTTACCTTTACAGTAGCCAAGCAAGATAATACTTATAACTACGCCCTGAATTCCCCAGATAACGAAAATATAAAAGATACTGTATTTTCTGTAACCAATCTTGGTCAATACAAACCGGGAATAAAGATTAAAATAAATCAAAGTACTGATACTGAAGATTATTCAATCACGTTATCTTGTCAACAACCAAGTACAGTCTCTCGTACTTATTCTGTTGTTGGTAGTGGGTCGTATTGTGTAATCCGAAAAGTAGAAATTCAATACTCTATTGGCGAACACTAATGTCAATCTTTAATGAGAAACCTCCTTATATGTCAATGCCGGAAACGACATTCGTCTTTAAGGAGTGGTTAAAGAAACTGCATAAGTATCTTTCTACTTGGAGATTGTCTGGAACTTTAACTGTAACCACTTCTGGTACCTCAGTAGACTTTACTGGGATACCTGCAGGCACGCGAAAGATTACACTTATGTACCAAGGAGTATCCACTAGTGGTACTTCTATTCCTATTATCCAATTAGGTGATTCTGGCGGTATAGAGACCGCAGGATATCTTGGTTCAGGTAATGTGTCTACAACACCTACGACACAAACTACTGGCTTTGGCTTAACAGGAGCAACTGCTGCTGGATCTGTATTCCACGGAAGTTCTTTCCTCAGCCTAATGGATACAGCAACTAATCTCTGGGTATTCTCTTCTGTTGTAGGATACTCTAATGCTGGGGGTATTGGTACTGGTGGTGGTAGTAAAGCTTTAACTGCGGAATTAACTCAAATAAGACTTACAACTGTGGGTGGTACTGACACATTCGACGCTGGCTCAATGAACATAATGTATGAACAATAAGGAATAACATGGCGACAATGGAAGAACTTCTGAGGCAAATCAGACCAACTACACAAACTCCGGCGACGGCGGGTACTCCTCAGAATACCAGCCAAGGAGGTTACGCTGATTGGGTTTATCAAGCCGCACAAAAAGCGGGTAAGACTCCGGATTACATCGCCAAGCTTGTTCAGACAGGACAGGGTAATTATGCGCAACCAACATGGGACTATTCCGGTTACGGGGGGGTACCCAAAGCTATATATGCGCCCGGAGCCCAAGATGCCGCGCTGAAAGCAAAGCAGGAAGCATTGTCCTATGGCATAGACCCACAAACGTTTGTTCATAAGGAATCCTTTCTGGGAAAAGCAGATCCTTGGATTGCTGCTATCGGCGCTGGTATCCTGTCTGCTGGAGCCTTAGCTGGCCCTGCTGCGGCTTCTGCTGCTGCTAGTGGTACTGCAACTGCCCCTGCTGTAGGTGGATTAGCTAATACTGTTCCTGTTGGCATGACAGGAGTTACGACGGGTGGTGGATTGGCTGGTGGTGTAGGAGCTGCTGGGGTTGGCGCAGGTACTCCTCTTGTTGCTGGTGCCGCTCCCGCTAGTGGATTAGGAAGTGCTGTTGGTGTAGGATCTTCTCTTTCTGGGGGTATTGGAACACCGGGAATGGTCTCTGGAGCTACTACTGGTTCTGCTACAACTACTGCAGCTACTAGTGGTGGGTCGAGTCTTAATGGGGTCTTGGGTTCTATCTTTAATCCTTCTACTTCTCTTGGTGGGGCAAGTATTGGGGGATTAGCTGGACAGGCACTCCTTGATCTCTATGCTGGTAATAAACAATCACAGAATGCTGCTGATGCTGCAAGAGCTGCTGATCCCTTTGGTTCACAGCGTGGACAGTACCAACAAGACCTAGCTGCACTTATGAATGATCCAAGTAGCTTTGCTAATAACCCAGCATACAAGTTTGCTAGGGATGAAGGTCAAGCTGCTCTCGAACGCAGTAATGTTGCCAAGGGTTATCTAGGCTCTGGTAACATGGGTTATGATCTTATGAACTATGGGCAACAAGCTGCCTACAAGGGATTAAATGATGAGAAAAACTTCCTTGCTAAATTAGCTGGAGCTGACACTGGTTCTCCGGCTGCGGCTGGACAATTAGGATTGACTGGACAGAATCAAGGATTGGCTCAACAATATCAGGCCGCAGGTTCTCTGGGAACCTTAGCGGGAGGTCTGCTCGGAGTCACTAAACCCCAAAACAATACAGTGAGTATCGCATAATGACTAATTACATTAATCCGGAAAGTATGACTCCACTCTCTATAGCTCAACCTAATTCTGGGACAATGGGTGCTGGAACTGTACCCGGAAGTTTCTTGGCTGGAACCATGATGCCGCAGAAGATGGCTGATTATCGTAGGGCTTACGAAAGTTCTATGCTTGCTAGTGATCTGGCTAACGAACACCAGTGGGCTACTAATAAAGATTATTTACTGAACTCTGATCTTCGTAATACCCAAAGAAAACAACAAATTGGTGATTTGAACAATCAAATAGCTATGCAGCCCGGTGCCAGAAAACTTGCCACTATTCAGCAAGAAGGAGCTATTGAGAGGGGACCTACAGAACAAAAACACGAACTCCAGAAAGTACTCAGTCAAATGAGTGCAGAGAAGAGACAAGAGACTATTGGCAGTCTTACCCATGCTGCTACTATTCTTCAAGGCTATAAGGATCCTGCTACCGGTAAACTTCGTGGTGATCCCGCAATTATTGCTGGAGAACTCAAGGCCAAGTATAATGTTGATATCAGTCCAGACTACATCGAGGGCTTGAGTAGCATCCTTCCGGATCTTCGTAAAGCCCAAGAAGATTATCGTAGAGAACAAATGAAGGAAGAGGCTGCTACAGGCCGCACCAAGATTACTGCTGCGTCTAATGAACGTATTGCTGCTGGTCATGATAAGGCTAAGACCTCCGGCACTGCTAAACCCACTCCTGCTTCTCTAGAAGCTAAAGCCACAGAGATCCAAGCCCGTATGGCTGCTGGGGAGGAGGTTGATCCGGTCGAGGAAGCTTTTGTTGCCTCTTGGAAAGAAAATCAAACTCTAAAGGCTAATATTAAAGCTCAAGAAAATGCCAATGCTGCTGCTGCTATTCCTGCCGGGAAGGTTGCTACTATGACAGAGCAAAATAAGAAAAAGAAAGAACTTGAGTTAATGCCTGAGATGAAAGGTAAGACTATGAAGTGGAATATGTCTACAGGAAAATACGATATCTACGACCCTAAGAATTCTAAAGACCCCAACAAACCTATTGGTAGCTACTAATGCCGATTAAGTTCAATGACAATTATAAGGATACAAAAAGCTCTGGGAGCCCTAGTATCTCTTTTAATGATAACTACATTGATTCAAATACCCCACCTCCTCCGGAAGAAGATGGTCCTCTGACTAAATTCGGAAAGAATGTAGCTGGTGTAGCTGAAGGAGCAGTGAATTTTGCCTCTGGGGCTTTGGCTGCCCCTGCTATGGGTTTGCGGGCCATAGGTGAGTATGCATTTACCGATGCTGATATTGCTACTGCCCTTGATCGTGCTGAGTCTTCTGCTAACGCTATTACTTATGATCCTAAGACTGATGCTGGTAAGGACGCTGGTAATATGTTTGGGGATGCCTACCAATGGGCAAGAGAGAAAGCTGGCGCTGGTGCTGCCGCTATTACTCCTGATTCTTGGGAGCCAGTTACAAGAACTCTTGGAGAAGCTGCCTTTGATCTTGGTGGTATTCCAGTAGGCCTAAAAGGCTATAAAGCTATTCGAAACTTAAGCAAAGATACTCATCGTCCTCTTGGGATACAAGACGGCCCTGCCCAACCTAATGTTGGTACTTTACCAGATCTAGAGGCCTCAACAGTTAATGTTCAAACTGGTAGATACATGCTGGATACCAAGACTATGCCACAAGGACTAGCAGGAAAAGAACCTTTCCTTGGTGATCCTGTAGATGTCACTAGACCTGAGCCCGGAGTAAAGACTGAGCCTGCTATTGCCGACCTCCGCGCTGAACCTAAATTAGGTGAAACTCGAACGCCCGAAGAGATAGCAGCGGAGGAAGCTGCTCGTGCGGAGGCTAAGTTTGCTAGGGAACAAGATATCCAGTACGATCAAAAGAACTTTGACGGGTATACTAAACTCAACAAGAGACGTAAAGCTCCTCCGGAAGCTCCTGATCTAACTCTAGAGACTCCACAGGAAGCTCAAGCTAGGGTATCTGAACATAAGGAAGCTACTTCTAATATTACTGATTCCTTGGATGTTCTGGAGATGGAAGATCCTTTTGCTGCTAAAGGCAGGATATCTGTCCAGAACCTGAACGAACTACAGGAAAAACTTGGTAAGTACGGAACCATTACTGGGGAACTACTAGAGCGGGTTCAGGGCGACAAGTATATGAAGGGCCAGATAAACAAGGTACAAGCCCAAGTAGAAAAAATTAATAACCTCTTGCAGGATAAACTTGTACAGTTGTCCGAAGCTACCTTTGTAAAAGGTGGGGATATTGCTCGTACTAAAGCTGTTCAGGCCAAGGCAGCTAAATGGACCAAAGAACTTGAGAAGGAAAGAGACACTCTAGATACCCTTGGGAAGGATCTATACAAGCGTATGGACGAGAAGTATGGTGACTTCACCAAAGTACCTACTGCTCCTGTTCGTAATATGAATCGTGGTTATGCTGGTAAACAAAGAGGAGCAATTGATCCTGATGTTTTCTTAAAAGATTTCCCCGAATGGGCTAAATCTATTCTTAAAGATGCCGCTGGAAAACTAAAAGTATTTTATCATGGTACTTCTAAAGACATCCCTTTTAATGACTTTCATAGAAGCACTAAAGGTAATTGGTTTACAGATAAACCAGACGACGCCAGCATGTATGCTAAAGACAATGATTCTAAAGGATTAAAATATAATCATGAGACTAGAAAATATGAGGAAAAAAATACATCGGATAGAGTAATTCCTGTTTATCTTAATGTACAAAATCCATATCATTTGTCTGGGATGGAGAAATTACTTTACACTAGGGTAGAAAATTATTCTAAATTTCAAAGAGAGCTTATGTCCAAGGCTTCTTCTAAAGGACATGATGGAATAATTTATCCAGATAAATCTGTTGCTGTTTTAGACCCCTCACAAATTAAATCTGCTCTATCCCCACATAAGGGAATAAAAAGAGGATTTGGCGGAAAACAATCAGGTGCCATAAACCCAGAAGTATTACGTGATGTATGGGGTCGTATTGTCAAGGGAGTATCTGAGTTTGCTACTGAGCCTAAACGCGGTATAGGACAACCAGATGAGAACTTAGTATCTGCTATAGGCAGAGGAATTAAGGCAGCTAGGCATACCCCTGATCCTGAAGTATATCGTTCTCCACGTTATCAGGAATTGGTTGAGGAGAAAGTTAAAAAAGATCATAGCGATTTTGTAGAGACTCAGAAAGCTGCTATTTCTGAATCTATGAAACCAGATCGTCCAATCTCTAATTCTAATTCTCGTGCCCGTCAACGTGGTGCTGTAATGAATCCGTGGGAACGTAAAGAGCCCGGAGAAAAGAATACGGTAGCAGGAGTAATTAAAGCCGCTGAGCAGAAGAGTGCCATCAAGGAAGTAATGGATAGACTTAAGACTGTAAAGAACTCCCCTAGGTATGATTCCCTAGCTAAATTCCTTATGTCTGATTTTCCTCTATCTGCTGGCTCTCCAGAGGCAGCTGGTATTATTAAGTCCTTTGCCAACAAGAATGCTACTGCTATGTTTGCTCGGGCTAGACTTACAGATATCCTGAACAAACTTACAAAAGCAGAGAATGAACTCCTCTTCGAGGCCCGTCATGCTGACCTTGTTGCAGAGAAGACTGGAAAACCAACTAGTAGGGGTGTTGCTTCCTTACCAGAGAAGCTTAAGGATATAGCTGAGACTATTCAGAATGATTACATAGATGCTCTCCAAGAAGCTCAAGCTTCTGGAGTAATGGTTGGTGGCTATGAGAACTATACTCCTGCAAAACTAGTTGCTCTACTCGGAGATAAGACTGTTAGAGACATTGCTGCCTTGACTACCAGAGAAAAGATTGGTGGGGTCTATGGTCCTAAAAGGACTATGGGCGGGCTTAACCAAAGAAAATATGATACCATAGCAGAGACTGAGGCAGCTGCTCGCCAGCACTTTGGGGATAATGTATCTGTAGTAAAGGATATCAGAGTATTGCCTATAGCTACCTCTGATCTTCGTAGAGTAGCTGCTACTAAATCTATGGTAGAGGCTTTACGTAGGTATGGTAATGAGAATCTGGTAGATGTAGTCTCTGATGAGGGACATCGCGGGTGGAAGGAAATTAACCACCCAGCTTTTAAGAATGTATGGATACATCCTGACTTCCATCCTCCTATCGAGTCTATACTCACTGCCAACAAGTCTTGGAAGATTACCCAAGCTATGATGACTCTCAAAGCTAAGAGCATGGGCCTGCTTATGTTTAACCCGTTCGTTCACGGCTCTGTTATTTATGCTAAAGCCCTTCCTTACGATCCTTGGAAAGTACTCTCTGGACAAGCTTACATGAAGGGAGGAGCTCTACGTGGAAGTCCCCTCCCAGACTGGATGTATAAACTCTATGGCATCAAGAAAAGAGCTAATGCTGAGCAAGGATGGGCTAATGAGAAGGATGCTATGGAACATGGTTTCCGTCCCACTAACAGGGCTGCCGGCGGGGCTAATATGGAAATTACAGATTTGTATAGTTCCCCTGAAATAGGAAATAGCTGGACGGCAAAGTTAGTTGGGAAAGCCGCTGAAACATTTAACAAGGAGATAGAAGCAAAACAAGCGGTAGATAAGGCTGGAGAGTTTTGGCATGGTTCTCTTCTGTGGAATCGTATCTCTGATCTTGGAATGTATATCTACGATAAAAGCTGGAAGGATCTCGTAAAAGAGGGGATGGAGATGGAAGCAGCTAAGATGGAAGCTGCTCACATTGCTAACCGTTATATGGGTACCGTTCCTGTTGAGGCTATGTCCCAAGGACTTAGAACCTTCTTGAATTTGTCTTTATTTTCTCGACAGTTTAACGTAACTAACCTTGGAATTTACAAGGATGCTATCGCTGGCCTACCTAATGAAATTCGTGGGCAGATAGAGTCTATTGCTAAAGCTACTAGTAAAGATCCTGAGGCACAGGTAAAGATTGGTAACAAGTATCTCAAGCGTAAGCAACTCAATGCTATGCTTGTTGACATTGTGGCTACTATTTACAGACAGAACCCAGACTTCTGGACTATAGAAGGACTTAGTAAGGAAGCTGCTGGATATGCTGATCGTCTAGTGGAGTGGACTGAGAGAACCAAAAAAGATCCTATGGAAGTTTTCTATCCTGAGATAACTCCTATGGCCCGCAATGAACCGGGAAAGAAGGATAGGATTTACTTTGATAATGATGAAAATGGAACTGGTATTTATGTCAAGAACCCATTAGGAAAGGTTGGTGAAGACTTAGTAAATGCCTACAGCCATCCTATTGATTTGATTAACAGCAAACAATCTCAATGGATGAAACTTCTAGGTGGAAATAACTATTCTGGTGGTCTGCTATTTAATAATAGCAAACTCTTTGGTCCAGATAGCGATACTCTTTCTACTATGGAGAAACTTGGAGTAGGAATGAAGGTAGTTATGGATTCTTTCCTCCCATTTGGAAACGTGGACACTGTGTCTGAGTTTGTTAAGGGTAACCCAAATAAGATTCATGGTCTTAAGGCAGCTGCTGCTTTAACTCCATTTTCGGTAAGTAAGGGTTATCCCGGTGGACCACATAAGGGAGTTTTAGCTGCTCAACAAAGAACCGAGGATTTCAGGTTCATGCAAGCTAAGAAAGATATAGACAACCTGATTGATCGTAATGAACTTCAGGCTGCCTATGATGCAATGGAATCTTATGGGAAGACTCCGGATGAAATTATTACATATCTGGAGCAACGTACTGGATTATCAGTGCCTAATGAGAACCACATCGAAAAGATGTACTCTAAAGGCGATGCTAAACAGACTCGTGAATATGAGCAAGTAAACAATTACTAGGAGAATAAGATGGCTGACGGCGAAACAAAAGCAGGCGGGCATTGGGTTATACGTAAAGAAATCTCTGTTGGAGATATTATAGCCTTTGTCGTAGCTGCCGGGGCAGTAATTACAGCTTATTTTACTCTCGACAAAAGACTGACGGTAGTCGAGGTAGCCCAGATTAAACAGGCTAACCTCGATGTTGCGCAAGACACTGAAAGACAAACCCTGAAGCAGGACCTACAAGCTGCTCTAAATAAGATGGATGCTAAATTGGATTGGTTAATCCAACGTGGTGATCGTAGGTAAGAAAAGCCCCGTTAGCGATCTTCATTCATCTCACAAAACTTAGATAAGTCATTGATTCTATTAAACCACCCATTCTTGAACCTCTTAAGCTCGGGTTTATCGGCAATCAGCTTCAAGTAAAAGATCCTCCGCTGCTCCAGCAAAGCCCTTAGATCGCCCTGTGCTGCGTCCAGCATCTTCTTGACTACTGAGGGCCTATGTTGTACGAAAGCGTCTAAAACAGCCGCAGAATAGGGCCACGGCAGGCTTTCCAGCTGGTTTGCTGTCCAATACACCAGCTTATAGATTTCCCTAGCCTGTTCCTTGGTTAGGGCCTTAATATCCAGCTTTGGGAACTCCCTTTTAGAGATACCAAAGTTAGTCTCCCCTCCGGGGTCCTTAGGATCATTTACATAACCCCCTTCCTTGCTTAGGATAAAGTCTACAGCCTTGTCAGCATTACTCATTCTTTTCCTTCTCGTCAAGACGCCTATTTATTTCCCTATTAATATACCATTGGGCCTTCTGTAGATCTTCTACTCCTCCCTTGTAATCTGCTCGCCAAATATACTTAATTGCATTACCACAGCAAAAGTTCATATGCTCGATAATATCAATACACTCTACACCTGAGGGATGCTGATTATAATGGGCGGGGTGGTCCACTTTTTCCATTTATTCTCCTACGCTATTTATTAGTGGCTCTGGGGGATTTGAACCCCCACAGGCGGTCCGGACGAACCGGTGCCGCTGCTCTACCGGGTTGAGCTATCGGCCACTGTATTCTTAGTTAGTTACAGTCTTGTAGTTCCTTACTTGCCCACTCGTCGAATGTACCATCAAAGGTATAGGCCCCATCAATCTGCCGAAGGATACGAATCAAACGATCTTCTCCGAGGACACTGATGGATTTCCTAGCAAAGTTCTCCAGCTCATGCTGGGGAATACCATCTGAGATAGCCTCACCAATCACCTTTATATCCCACTCAAGATCAGTACAAGTCTGTTGGGAGGGCTTGGCGATGTTCTTATTGCTGGCTGTCTTAAGATTGTAGTGGATACGGGTCTTAGGTCCTTGGGGTTTTACTTGCTTCTCTGCCCTCTTGGCAACACAACCCTCGAAGTAAATCTGGGACATCTTAGAGACCACATTATTGTCTACCACAACATCCTTATTCTTCAGGGACTCAACTGCATCCCAGCCCTCAAAAACAATAGCCGACATGAAAGCACGCTCACGATCATTCAGTTGATTCCACTCGAAGACCCACATAGATTCTCTTGGGAGTGGCTTATTATGCTCGGCCAACTCTAGAACTTCAGGAGTTACGGGGCTAATCTTACGGGCAAAACCCCCAACATTAGACTCGGCACCCTCATTAAAGAACTCAGTAAGCTGGGAACAGTATTCCTTAATAGGCCAAGTTTCCAGAGTATCTACACGATCAGCAAGAGCAAACGAACTAAACATCAGCATAACAATACCAATAAATTTATTAAACATAGCACGCACCTCCTATGCAAGCCAACTCTTGGCTCGCGGTTGTATGGTCAGACTTCTCTTCAAATTTACTCCAATCTAGTTCTTTCGGATTAGCACCTACTAATTGCTCATATTCTTCTTTGGTACATTCTGTAAATGGGGCCTGCACGTAGGTGTGGTCGCTATATGGTAGAAACGATACCCCGGACATTTCATCGAAGTATTTGTACACCCAAGAGCCAACTTCCAACCATTCGTCGCTCCGCACGTACACCGTAATGCTTGGCTTGTGTTCGCACCAGTGTCTTTGGTAGATAAGCCAGTGTTCAAGTTGCTCGATTGCAGATATTCCGGTCCTCTGGACAGATCCTGCAGGAGACTGTACAGGGAAGTAGAATACAGTGGTTTGGTCTTCTTTACCGAAGGCTGGTTCCCATTTAACCCCATTCTCTTTAAGAAACACAGTAAGTGGATCTTTATTATCTTGCCTAATGGCCCGAATATAGTATTCACTATAGCGAGGATGAATGCCACTAGCAGTACCCACCAACTCACTAACTGTACCTGAGGGTTTAACACAAGTGATAGCAGCAGAAGCAGTAATACCAAGTCGTTCAGCCCACTCCTCATTTGTCTTCCTAGCTTCATCTCTTAGAGCAAGTAATTGCAATTCAAGATTAGAGCAAAGGCCGCCACACCCACTAAGAACAGGATGATCCATAATCCCAGTGAGGGATACCCCGAGGAGACGTTCTTCTTCACAGTTCTTTTTCCATTCTTCGCTTAGAAAGTTGAAATCCGTTAAGGTTGATTGGATTGTTCCGATGATGCTTGCAATTCTGACCTTGTTTCGTAGGGACTCAAAGGTATCACTAGGTCTAACAACAACTTCAGAGAGGTTACAAAATTGCTTATCTCTAAGGATGATTTCGGAGCAAGGATTACATCCGTAAGACTTAGTTGAATCTCTTCGTCCCCATTTAGTTGCTTGTTGTGCAGCAGCGAGTCTATTAAAAATTCCCCGCTCACCTGATTTTGATTTGACCAAACTGATCCATTCTTCCATGAAAGCTTCAACATCTGGTTTCTCCGTATAGACTACACTGTTATTCGCCAGCGCCCGTTGTGGGTTCTCTTCCCACCAAGCTCCTGTCTTTGCTTCACGCATACGACGATCAGTGAGATTGCTAAGGCTAATAAGAGCAGATCTCCTAACGCCTCCGACAACAACTACTTCCCCAGTCATGCATAGTATGTCATGAACCTCTAGGGACGTAAGTTTCCGTCCTGCTGCCGATTTAAATGTCTCAACCACATAGTTGAACAACCGGCGCAATGGATCAGGACCACTGGCTCTCCCTCCGAAAGTTCGTAGTCTTGCCCCTGCTGGACGAACACCCGAGTAATCAATGCGGGGGATATCTCCGTCCCACAATGAGGACAGAAGCTTTTTGTACGCTTTGGCCCAACCGAGCTTGCTATCTCCGACAACGATCGTGTCTTCGACTTCTTTAAGCTCTTCGGGGATGCTAGGGAGCCTTCCGATTTCTTGTCTTTCACAACTGAACCCCACTCCAGTGCCGTTCATGAGGATATACAATGCCTCACTAAAGGCCCGTTTATTGTTAATTGCCAAATAAGCGCAGTTGTATGCGCAAATATTGTCTCGTTCTACTGCCTCTCCTGCGGTCATAAGCAACCGCATAGAGGGGACCACATCCAGATTATAGATGTGATTCCCAATAGTTTCTATTTCCTTCTCAGGTAACTTGAGTCCAAACTTTTCGCTTTGTTTTTGGAGAAAGCCCATGTACCTTTTGACTGTCTCCACCCAATCCTCCCGCCTGTTCTGGTCCTCCAGAAACCTCGCGTAGCGGCTCTTGAAGATCACTTGCTGGTAGCTGTTCATTCTTCTTCTTTTTTCCTTTCTTTACTTTGTCCCAACCATACGAAATAATTTTACCACCAGTAAAAGCGTCCAGTTTCTTGGCTAGTTCTACTGCCTCCTTTGCTGTTGCCCCGCTATACATTGCTGCAAGAGCAATAGCAGAGCCAGAACCTAAAGATGCATACTTATCAATAACAGGAACAGGAATCATGGAAGAGTACCACTCCTCGATCTCACCAGTATCCCACCAAACCAGAGCAGCAAAGTTCTTGCTGATGCTCATATCCTTAGCCTTGGCTTCTCCTTCCATTATAGCTTTAAATGCGTAACCCTCGTCGATAGGGCCGGCATAAGCCATAATGTAGTTGTCCCCCTTGAATATCTTTACTGTATAGCTTACCAATCCTTCAGAAGTAGCTTGGCTGTCTGCTGCTAATTCTTTTCCGTCCCAAGCTATTGTGGTCACTTGGTAAACTCCTTTATTTGTTCCTCGGCATCTTGTACCTCTAAGATCCTCTCCAACTCTTTCTTGGTTTTACCCTTCTGTTGTCGAAATTGAGGATCCTGCCGAAGCAGTTTATGTTGTTTTATTTTACTGCGCTTGTGTTTAGTGAACAGTTTGGATGAGATTTCTCGATCCGCCATCAGGTGCTTCTCCTTCAGATTGCCTAAGGAAATTAAGGAAAGCCATTACACGTCCAGCAAGGTTAAGGCAAGGTTGTTCTTCAAATTGTGTGTCTTGAATTGTAGTTCCTTCCGGCAGGGGTGGATCTAAAACAACCTCAAGCCTAGCGTTTTCATCGTCAATATCACTAAACTTGAGGCTAATTGTGTTAATTTTCATCTTCTTCTTTTTCTCCTTCGAATTCTTCTTGTAGGTAGTCGAACTTCTCAATAATTAAATCCTCGAACCTTTCTACTAATTGGTCAGTAGTAATCTCTAATACTTCGAGCAATTCAATTTCATTCAAAGCACGACTCAACCGATACTTTAGATCATGAAGAGTCGTTGCCATAATTACTCCTTCTCTAGGGCTTCCTGAGAGTCATGGGCCAACTTCTTCAGATAGGCATGAATCTCTTTCTCAGTAGAACCAGCTGCTTCCATAACCCTGACATCATTCACAATCTTTGTCAGGTTAAACCCAGCTTCCACAAACATAGCTGCATAACTCAGGATGGTATAAATACTCATTTCTGCTCCTTAGCTGCTTGCTTAGCAGCCTCAAGTCGTACCTGTCTAAAAATCTCATTAGCGATACTTACCTTTAAACTTGCACCATCCAAGTCTCCTTTGTTGAAGAGCGAGTCTGCCTCATCAATATAGAACAAGGCAGAGGCGGTGCGTGAAGCATAGGCATCTTTCTGGTCTTTGGTAATCAGTCCGTCTTTATAGTCCTGTCTGAGAGTAATAGTCAGACCGGCATGAACAGCATAAGCTTGGTCGATAGCAGCATTCACTTTCTGCTCT